GAACGATCGGCGGCGGCATAGAGTCCGTCGAGGAAGCCGACGCCTTGCTGCATTGTCGGATAGAGCTGCTCGAAGCTATCGCCGAGGATTTTCTGAAAGGCCGCATATTTATTTGCGCTGTCCGCCGTCTGCGAATAGGCCGTTTGCAGCGTGCGGAGCAGATCGGGGAGATTCTTGCCCCTCAACTGATCCGCGGACAGTCCGACGGCCTGCGCTGCCGCCTTCAGATCGTCGTCGTCTTTCGCGGCATTGTCCGAGACGCTCTTGAGCGCCTTGGCGAGATCATCGAGCTCCAGGCCTGACTTCGACGCCACGGCCGAGAGCCGCGCGACACCTTCGCCGGAGAGATCGAACTGCGACCGCGCGCGCTCCGCCGCCTCGCCCATGTTGATTGCCGCCGCAGCGATTCCGGCCATAGCGACCCCAGCCGCGGCGCCAAGCGCCGCCATCCCGAGCGCTGCGGTGCCGAGCGCACCCTGCAGTCCAACGATGGCTGCCTTCGTGATCTCGACGTGCTGGCCGGTCCAGGGGCCCAGTTCGTAAGCGGCCTCGGCGACCCGATCGGCCATCTGCTTGAACGCGTTGCCGGCCTGTTGCGCAGCCTCGGCCGCCTTTTTGCCAGCGTCGGCTGCATTCGTCGACATGCCGCGCAGCTGCGTCTGCGCCTCGGTGAAACCTGCCTTGAGGCCGGACGTATCCGCTTTGAACTGATAGACGAGGCTTCCGACGACGGCTTCGCTCATTGGATCAGTCGTCCTTCATCATCGAGCCGCGCGAACAGCGCGTCCACTTCCTCGCGTGTCGGCGCCGCGCCGCCGCCACCTCTGCGCACGCCGCGCGACTCCATGTAACCGTCGCAAGCGTCGAAGAATTCGCGCAAGCTCATCGCCCAGAAGTCATCGGGCCGCATCCGGAGATGGCCGAGCCCGATTCTCATCCAAGCACGCCAGCGCTCGCGTCCTCCAAAGGGGCGGAGCCGTCCTTTCGCGCTTCAGCCGCGCCATTCTTGGCGAGCCCGGAAGCCGCGAAGAGCGAATTCATGAGAGTGAGCACGTCGCCGGGTTGAAGCTTCGCCAGAGCGGCGGCGCGCGTCGCCGTCATCTCGAAGCCGTTGCCTTCGAGCAGCGCCACGAGGAACTTGCGCAGCGATTTGGCGCTGACACTGCCACCCGAGAAGAGCGGCGCCTGCTCGAAGCTCTCGACCCCGAACGCATCCTCGATCTCGGCGAGAGCGCCGAGGCCGAGACAGATTGCGAGCATCTCCTCGCCGAGCTGCAGCGAGACGAATCCGCGAGCTTTGTTCGTCATGCGTCACCCGTCAGAGCGAGGCGGCCGGCAGCGAGATCGCCGCGAGCGTGAGATTGGTGATGGTGCCGGTGTTGGCCAGCGTCACGGTGCCGGTGGCGTCGATATAGGCCTGCGGAATCGGCCCGATCATCTTGTCTCCGGAGGTCGCGGGAATGGTCACGGCGATGTTGGGGATGGTTACATTGCCGACGCCGGGCACCTTCGCGGTGGTCGGCGAGACCGGCTGAATGGTGACGGTCGCCGTCGCGGCGTTGGTATTCTTGGCGTGCAGGAAGAGCCGCTCGTTGCCATTGGCGCCGGGGATCGTGTCGGACGCGGTCGCGGCCTGATAGCTCGGCGTGATGCCGGCGGCGGAGATGTTTTGGATCGTGAGGGCGGACATGTTTCGGGGTCCTCTCTTCGGTCAGGATCAGGAATAGGTGAAGGTCGGCTGACCGCTCGACATGAGCTTCGCAGTGAAGGTCGTCGCGTCGTTGTAGGGGCCGGTCTCTTCGTAGCTGTCGACGAGGAATGCCCCATCGATCTGAATGCCGGGCGAGACGATACGCATCGTCTGCAAGTTGGATGTCGCTGCGGCCTGGAACAGCAGCTTCGCGGTTGCGTCCTGCTGATAGATGCCGGCCGCGTCGATCTCGAGCGACTGCACGCCGGCGCCGCCGAGCAACTCCTGCCAGCGGCCGGCGCTGTCCGCGGTGGTCACGTCGACGTTCGTGTTGTTCACCTTGAAGCCGCGCGTGCGCAGCCCGGCGATGGGCACATAGCTGCCGCCGGACAAGATCGAGAGCGCCCAGAGGCGCCCGGCCTGAGCTGTCATGTCGTGATGCTCCTTTGGGATCGCCGCGCGTGACCCGGTCGGCGCGGGGTTTCAGGTGTGGTCGACGAGCGCGCGAATGGTCACAACGCCATGCAGCGTCGCGCCGTCGGGATCGCGATAGGGGCCGATCTCGTTCGTCACGCGGACCTGCACGCAGTGGAACGGCGAGGCGAGCGTCAGACTCGCGGTGTGGAGCGTTTGCCGGCAGAGCACCATGATCGTGCGCGCCGTGCCAGCCTCTGGCGTTTGCGAATCGGGCTGGTGATAGACGTTGAGATCGAGCAGGACCTCCTGCCCGTCCTCTGACGCAGTCGACCAGTCATTGGAGCGATGGGCGATTTGGATGTAGGGCGTCGGACAGCTCGACGGCGCCCAGGTCATGACCTTGTTGCCGGCGAGCATGCCGGCGAGCGCGCTATTCGCGACCAGGGCCGAGCGGACCGCTGCGATGAGCGAACTTCCCGCGTCGAGCGGCTGTGACGCTGCCATCGGCGTGGACTATCCGGCAATCGCCGGAGCGCTGCGCGCGCTCGTAGGACAGCTCGGACGGCGTGACACGGGTTTCGCCCCACGATCCGACGACCACGATCTGACGCTTTTCCTCGTCGATCCAGACATCCTCGACCGCAGCGCGCGCGACGCAGACTGAAATCGCATCGTCATTTGAAGGCCGCCGCGATGTAGGCATCGAACACTTCTTTCGAGCGCTTCCCCGCTTCTTCTCCCGCCGGGCGCAGGAACGGGCGCGCGGCCAGGTTCACAGTGCTATATTCGAGGTGGATGGCGTAGGGGGCGAGGGCCCGTAAATCGACCTGCATTTTCTGGGTGATATCGATCTTTATCGACCCGACGAGGAAGCCGAGGTCATTGGCCGGCGCCTCGCCGGGGGCCGATGCGCGATGCGTGACCTTGCCGCGCTTGTAGACGCGCCCCGTCTTCGGGCCCTTCAGGATGCGGCGTTGCGCGTCCGACTGCGCCATGAGCGCGAGAGCTTGCAGTCCGTCGAGCGTCCCTTTTTCGATGCGGGCCTGGAGGTCGGTTTCGACCTCTCGCATGGCGCCTTCCAGCACGTTGACCTCGATCATGCGTTCAATTCCGAAAGGAAGACGGTCAAGAATTGCCGTTGCTCGGTTTCGTCCGTCACGCCTTCCACGTCGAACCGTCGCCCGCGCCACACGACTCGGCTGTTCGTCGTGATGTCGGTTCGATAGCGAATCGTCATCTGATAGCGCCGGATCGCATCGTCGCGGCCGGCGCGCTCCACCTGGTTGGCGCTGAGAGGCTCCATCCGCGCCCAGCACGTCGCGACCTGCATCCAGGTCGTCGTGATGTCGCCCACGCCGTCGACCGCCTGCGCCTGCGAATAGATCGCCACGCGCTCGCGCATCGCGCCGACGTTGGTGGTTTTCAACGCAGCCTCGTCGCCCGATAGGAGCCGAGGATCGTCCCGATATGCTGCGGCAGTGCGCCGACGCGCCCCTCGGAGACGGGCTCCCTATTGTCGAGCCAGTGCTTGACCAGCATCTTGATCGCCGTCAGCAGATCGCCGGGCACGCCGTCATAAGGGTCGGCGTCGAACCCCGCCGTGAAGCTGATCTCGATCGCGCTCCGCGGCGCCATGACGATCACGGGCCAGATTCGGCCGAGCACGCGCAGGATGCGGCCGCGCATGTCCGATATTTCGGTGTAATAGATCGTCGGATCGACATCGATGAACGCCCCATAGGCGTCGCGAAGCTGAATCTTCGTCACCGCTTGGAAAGGACGCTTCGGAATTTCGATGACGCTCGACGGCGACAGCATCATCAGCGGGCCTTCGCGCACGCCATCCCACCAGGGCGACGACAGGCCGCCGCCGCCCGTCGAGTCCGGCCAGCGGTCGAAGACCGCGACCCAGCTCTGTGTGAGCAGAGCGAGTCCCGTCTCTTTTTCGACCCGCCGGCGCGCTGCCGCGATCAATGCTGTGATCAGACCGTCGTCATCGGAGAGGTCGACGCGAGAATAGGCCTTCGCGTCGGCCAAGGTCACGGGCTCGCTCGCGGCATCCATGACGAGACGGAGGCGGGCGGTTTCCGACGGTCTCACGCTGGCGTGGCCGGGTTGGCCGAGGTCGTTGCAGCGTCCTCCGACGCCGCGCCGCCGATGGCCTGGTTGAGAGCGGTCGCGGAGGCGTCGAGATAGCCCGTCGTCCGCATGAGCAGGGCCTCATAATCCGCCTTGGCCTTCTCGAGATCGGCGGAGAGCGTGACATTCTCGCGCGCCTTGGCGATGGCGCGCTCGAGGGCGTCGCTGTGCCGCTGCGCGGCGGCGTCGTAGCGGTCCTGTGCTTCGGTCATTGTCAGTCCTTTCGATTGGTGACGGCCTCAGGCCTTGGGGGGCTTCGGCGCGCCGGCGCCGGTCGCGGCTTTGGCGGCGTCGAGAGCGGCCTTGGCGGCGGCTTCCTTCAGCGCCTCGGCGGCGGCAGCCTCGTCGGCGCGGGCTTTCGCCTCGGCTTCCGCGTCGCTCTGCGCGGCGGCGTCGGCCTTCTTGTCGCCCGTGATCACGACTGCGGCGAGCGTCTGCGGATGGGTGAGGTCGTCGGCGAGAGCGTCCGGGACGTCCCGATGGATTTCTCCGGCGAGCCATTTCTCCACGTCATAGCCATGAGGGCTGACGTGATGGTCGCGAAGCATTTTGATGTCTTTCGGCATGTGATTGCCTCGATTTTGGCGATTTGCGCAAAGCGGGATTTCGCCCGCCTGAATTTGCGTGAGGCGATCAGATCGCCGGCATGATGTTCGGGTGGCCGAGGACCGCCCAGAGCCCGACGAGCGTCCCCGTGCCGTGCGTGCCGCCGAAAACGATGGTGGACTTCAGGTAGCGCTTGCCGCCGACATAATCGACGCGGAACGGATCGGTGTCGGCGGAGGCGTGCGCGGCATTGATGAAACGCACGAAGCCGCTCGAATCCGGCGCCTGCGCGAAGTTCGTGCCCGCGGGGTTCTCGGCGCCGAACACGACGGCGCTCGCGCTCGTCACCGCCGCATAGGTCGAATTGTCGTCGGAATCCTCGAGCTTCAGCGCGAGGTAATTCGTTCCGGAGAAGGTGATGCCGCCGGCGCCGACATGCATCGCGAGCATGAGCGAGTCCCAAATTCGGGAATTGATCGAGCCGCGATCGATGGTGACGGCCGAGGGCGAGGAGGTTGCCGTGGTCTCCGCGATCAGGCGCTTCGGCTTGATGATGGAGGAGAGGTTGCGCATCATGGCGATGAGCCTTTCGAATGAGCGGGGGGTGGCCGCCGGCCGGAGCCGGCGGCGTTCGAGCGACCGGGATAGGACGGATCAGGACGTGCCGAATTTCAGCAGCTTGCCCGCCTCGAAATTGTCGATCGCGCCGCCCACGCGCTTAGTCGTGTAGAACATGACGAAGGGCTTGTTGGTGAACGGGTCGCGTAGCGTGCGGATGCCGACGCGATCGACGATCCGATAGAACTGCTTGAAGTCGGCGAAGGCGATCGAGTAGGAGTTCGCCGCGAGGTCCGGCATGTCTTCGAACTCGGCGAGCGGATAGCCGTAGAAGCTATCCTTCTGCCCCATCGCCAGGCCAGGGACCCACAGATAGTTCGCATGCAGGTCTTTCAGCTTGCGCATCGCTGCGACCGTGCGCCGATTCGCGGCGAAGCGGGCGTTCTGGCGATACTGATACTTCAGCGCCGCGACGAGATCGGCGAATACGTCGGCGCCCTGGACGAGCGGCCCGGTCGCCGGCGGAGTGAAGCCCCCCGACGTTCCGCTCGCGACATAGCCGACATTGCCCCACGACCAGGACGCATCCGCGACGACAGGATAGGCGAGGAAGCCCTGGGGCTTCTTCACGCCGTTGCCGCTGACGAACGACACGCCCTCGCCCTGCGAGAAGGCGATGGCGACCTCATTCGCGATCCAGTTCTCGGCGTCGAGGTAGGTGTCGTCGAGGAAGGACTGCGTCGCGCCCGGCTGCGCCCACATCTCATGCACCGGGATTTCGGTCTTGCCGATCTGCGAATTCTGCGTCGCCGTGCGCGGGTCCGTCTCGCCCGACCATCCGAAGTTCGTTCCGCGCTTGTTGACCGGGAACTCCACGCGATCGGTGCTGATCGTCGAGACATTGGCGACCGAGCGGACGGGCGACACGAGCACGGCGATTTCCGTCATGGTCGTTTCGATCGTCGGCAGGACCGTGAAGCCGGCCGACGCGTCCTCGCCGACCGACAGAGCCTTCGCCTCGAACGCCTTGGCGCAGGCCTCCTTCAGTTCGCGCGGCCGGTCATCGCTGCCGAACTTGCCGCGGAGATATCCATCGAACTCCTTGCGATATTCGACGAGTTCCGGAGCCTCCGGCTTCTTCGCCTCCCTCTGGCCCTCGAAGATCGCTTTGCGCTTGATGTCGAGCAGCTCGTCCGTGAGCTTTTTCTCGACCTTGTCGATCGCGTCATTGATGCGGTCGACGTGATCCTTGAGGACGACATCGTCGATCTTCTTCTTGCGAAGCTCCTCGAGCGACTCGTCATTCTTCGTGCGAAACGCCGCCACCGTGCTCATCAGCTCGTCGGCGAGCCGCTTGAACTCGGGATTGCTCGGCGCTTCTTCCTTGCGCTCCAGCGGGTTGTAGGGCCCCTGGAGACGGACGTGTGCCGTCATGTTTGATCCTGTGAGATCAGCGGAAGGCGGATTGCAGCTTCCGCATGGCGTCGACCACATCGGTCGACAAGGCCGCCGCCTCCGCCTCACGCGGATCGATCGCGACATTCTCGCCTGCGTCGCGCAGGCGCTCTCGGAAAAATGCGACAGCCTTCACGGCGTCGCCGCGCGAGAGGCCGGCGTCACGCAGGCCCCTTTCCCATTCGCGCGGGTTGAACTCTTTCACGGTCGTGACGACCGCCTGGTCATTCATTCCGAAAGTGACCATCGAGATTTCGAAGAGACCGACTTCCTTGAGCTGGCGCACGCCGCTCTGCGTGAAGTCGGCTTCCATTGTCCGGAACCCGATCGACATGGAGTCGATGACGCCAGACTTCATGAATTCGTAGCAGTCGGCGCCCTTCTGGGTCTTGAGGAGCAGCGCGCCTCTGACGAAGAGCCCCTTGCTGTCCTCGGTCGCGTCTGTCCATACGCCGATCGGCTGCGTCTTGTCGTGCTGCCACAGCATCTTGATCCGCGGGGCAGGGCGCTCGAGCAGGCTCTTCGTGAACGCGCCGGGCATGACGCAGTCGTAGCCGCTGTCGACGTTGCCGAAGGTGGAGGCGTAGCCTTCGAAGGTTCCGTCGTCCTTCACCGCCTTCGCGTCGTACTCGATCGGCAGGTGCTTGAGGTCCTGGGCGTGCTTCAGCTCGATCATCACGCCTTCCTTTCGAAGATCGCCTTGACGCCGCGCGCGACGATGCGGCAGGCGAGCGCCTCATAGTCGAGAGGGATTCCGAGCCACGCCACGAACGCGAGAGCGTGAATCGCAGGGTACACCCAGGCCGAGACCTCGCACCTGAGTTCGACTTCGACGGTCATTTGGGAATCCTCGGAACCCAGAGCACCACGCAGCGGCAGTTGACGACATTCGCCGGCCCGCCGCGCGGATCGCCGGGGAAGCGCAGACGTTCACCGCCGACGACGAAATCGGCGTCTTTGTCGACCGTCTGCCCGTCTGCTTCGGCGTGCGCTGGCCGCGTGCGCGCGTCCTCGGTCGCGCCCCATTCCTTGTCGAGCGCGAGGCCCGTCGACTGGGCTGCAGCCTCGGAGCCGACCTCGGTCGCGGTGTGGGTTTCCGTCCTGGCGATGACGACGGCGCGCTTCTGCCCAATCTCGCCGCCGGTCTCTTCACGAATCCGGCGCGCCAGCACGCGCGGCGGCTCATTCGCTTCCTTCCCGCGCTTCAGCGAGCCGCGGATCAGTCGTTTGGTCGCATCCGAGACCCGGCGCACCATCTCGGCGGCATGATGTGAGAGCCACCCGACGACGGCGCGCTCGGCGACCTCGAACAGCGAGAGGAACTTTTGCTCGAACGCCGGCGCGCCGGCTTGTTCGAACACGGTGCCGAGCGCCTTCCCTCCTGTCAGCTCCTCGAGGACGAGTTCCGCGCTCGCCATTGCCGCCGTGTGTAGGCGGGCGCGAAGCGCGGCGGCGATGGTGGGCTCGAATCCAGCCACAACCGCGACGGCGAGATGATCCTGTCCGGCCGCGACATGCGCGGCGGCGGCGCGGCCAACACGGGCGAAAATCTTGCGAAGATCGTGCGCGAGAGCGCGCTCATGAGATGCCGCCAGCCGGACATGGCGGGCGATGCGACGTGCACGGCGAATGCGGCTCACGGGGCGTGGTCATGGCGGGGCAGGGGAGCACACATTGGGTTAGGGCGCGGGGGCTAATCAGCCCGATACCATGGCGTCCCGGTGGAGGCCGAGCGGACCCACCGGGACACCGCGCCAGCGGCTAGATTGGTGATCGACGGAGCCGCGCAAGACAGCGTCCCGTTGGTCGCATTGACCAAGACGATCTCCGCGCCGGGCTCAACATTGGTCGACCAATCCGCCATAGTTACGCCGCCCGTGCCCGTGACGACGAGCGTGATTTTCTTGTCCGCGCTATATTGGATGCGCGGAGTCATGCTGGCGGCGGCCGGTTGCAGCACATAGTCGGTGTGCTGGCGCGCGCCGGTCGCGAGACCGACAACTGCTTTCTCGCCGCTGACCAAGAAGATGCCGGCCTGATTGGCGATGTTGAAAATATTGCCCGAGATCGCCGACGCGATATCGCCCGCGCTGCTGTCCGCCTCGTAGCGCACGCCCTTGAGATTGCCGGCGTGAGTGGACGAGGCGTCCGACGACACCAGCGCCCCGACAGTTTGGTAACCGCCCGCCAGCACGAGCAGTCCTTCACCTCTCACGTCGTTGCCGCTCGTGCCGGACAGCTTCAGCGGCACGAGCCCAGACGCTCCGCTAAAGTCGCGAAGGTCGACACGAATGCCGCGATACTTCATCGTCGTGTAGGTGAGATCGAACGCCCTCGATGTGGTCGGTGAGCCGGCGACCTTGAACGTGCTATTTTCGGCCAGCAGTTCGACAGTTCCATCAGAAGCGCCGATCGAGACGAGGCATGCCGACGAGCCTGCAACGACCTCGAACTCGCTACTCTCGATCTTGATGTTGCGGAGGTTGTAATTGCCGCCGCCGTTGCCGTTGTTGGCAATATACACCGGCGTGCCGGTGATCCCTATCGCCCGACAATTCTTGAGTGTCGTCTCATCGTAGGTCGTGATCCGGAACCCGGTGCGGCAGCGGATCGCTGCGCAATTTTCGAAGTGGACCCGCCGGCCACGGCTCTGGAAGCCGTCTCCGCCCGAGCGACTATTCCAGTATGACCCGTGCGCCGTGCAGTTCCGGAAATAAATATCCTCGGCGTCCTCATGAGTATCAAATGCCGATGCTCCGCATCCATCGCCCTGGCTGTCCGAAATAATCAAGCGCCGCGTCTTGCCGTAGGACTGCAATTCCGTCGAGCCGACCGGCTGATCTTCAGGATTGGTTGTGATTACGTGGCGGACGTTGCGCCCGGTCAGGCCGATGAAAATACCGAGTTCGCTTGCGACGACGTCGGTCCCGTAGCCAAACTGCGCCTTCGCGCCGTCGATGTGACCGTTCTCGGTCTTCGACGCCACCTCGCGGATGTCATAACAACCATGGAACCGCTTCGCAGGCCACCTCCCGCGCTTCGAAACGACGCCCACCGCCAGCGGGGCGCGGACACCGAACCAGCGCAAGTAAGGCTCGGTCCAGTCGGTCGCGCCAGCAAGCGCATCGTCATAGTCGAACATGCCGCCGTAGATGGCGCTGAGGGCCGAAAAGGCTTTGAGTTTTGCAATTCTCACCGACGTCGAGTAGGTCGCCGAGAGCAGCGAGGTGAGCGTGGCGGTGTTGCTGGAACTATCGGCGCCGATGATCGCATGCTCGCCCTGGCGCGTCCGGTTCGTGGTGCCCGGACGCGCGCCGGCCGCGACGTCGTCTGAAACTACCTTTACGACGTCGCCCTTCTTGAATGTGCGCGTCCCGCCCATGGTCAGCACGTTGACCGTCGTCGTGCCGGTGTAGACGCCGATTTCCGATGGTGACAAGCCAGTGTCGTATAGCAACAGAGAAGATGTCGCGATCGACGAGACGGTGTCCGACCATTCGTAAGTGTCGGTCCACGTGAACACAGGCCCGGCCGCGCATCGGATGATCGTCGCGCCTTCGGCGATCACGCTATATCCGGCCGGTAGCGTGACGGCGCTAATGCGATAGGTCGCGCCCGGCGTCAGGCGGACGGACTTGACGTCCGCCTGCGCTGCGAACGCGGCGAAAGCCGCCGTGTTGGCCGTTTCATCGTTTGCAGGCAGGATTCCAAAGCGCGCCGCCGGCGCGGCGCCCGCCGTCTTGGCGAGCGTCGGGCTAAGTGCGATGTCGAGCGTCGCGGGCATTATGCTGCCTCCGTCAGATAGTAGACGACGCCTGAAATCGTCTCGGTGATATAGTAGACGACGCCGTCGACTGTCTCAGTGACGAAGGCGCGGCCGGCCGGTGCGACGAGCCCGCCCTTGCTGCGGGCGGCAGCGTGCATCATCGGCACGAGCATCAGCGGAGCCCCGTGATCCCAGCCGCTGTTGTGTTGGACGCGAAAATCTTCGTCACTGCGAGAAACACGGTCTCGCCGATCTGGACGGACGGGATGACGACGTCATCGCCGTCCGCCGTCAGGACGCGCACGTCGCCGGCGGTCGTGCCCACGCGGAAGCCATTCGCGACAATAGCCGTGTCGTCGGATGGTGTGACCGTGAAAGCGCGGCGGAACACATGCGCGCCGATCATGACTCCACCGGCCATCTATTCCGCTCCCTTCCTCGTCGGGTTCGTCATCGTTCGTGCGCCGCCGAGCGGACGTGGCTGATATACGATGCGGCGCTCATGCCGCGACGCGTCCGCCATCGACTGGGAAAGTCTTTCGACCGATGACGATGCGACCGCCACGAAACTGCGTGACAGAGAACATCACGGCGCAGGGCGCGCGACGTCCGTTGCCGCTAGCCACCCATGCAGGGAATGAGCCGAGCTTCAAACGCCTACCGTCGGGCCGGATGAATTCGGCAGGGCCGTCGATCCATGCGACGGCGTGCTCTGCGCCGAGATCGAGCCATTTTCCATGCATCCACACGCGCTCGCCGTCCGGCGTCACGGCTACGCGAATGCCTGTTGCGCTTTTTTCTTCACCCGGGAATATCCCGAAAAATTGCGGGCGATTATTCATCGGCGTCGCCTTCCACGGAGAAATCGAAAGGCTCCCCTTCAGCTTCGGAATTATCGACCTCGATCTCGATCGGATCGAAAACGAAGCGGTTCGACAATGGATCGGCGGAGACTTTCCGCGAGGCATTCTTCTGCTCGATCGGGGTGTCCGCATGTTTGTGGGCGCCGCTCATAAGGACCGCCTTCAGGACTCGTTTCTTTCGATCGAAAGATATCACTTTCAGCCTCGAATTTCGAGGAAAAAGCAGCTCCTTCTCCCGCCGATCGACGCCCTGTAGCGACGTGAAATCAATGGCATGAGAGCCGCCTGTCGCGGCTATTTCGATCAAGACGCCTCTTCTCGACGCGGTGGCGAATTTCATGGCGACCGCGCGGGCCTTCGAGGTCGACATGAAGCCCTTGACAGAGAGGACGCTTCCCTTGCGCAGGCCACGCGCTTCCATTTCCTTGACGGCTGCGGAGCCGACGCCGCGATAGACCGTCGCATCGGCGAGCAGCTTCGATTTATTCAACGCGGCGTCGATCGCTTCAATCTGCCGTTTCGTCTTCTCGCTGACCGGGGCGACGCCATAGAGCCCGCGGTTGATCTTCAGGAATTCGCCGCCGGCATAGTCAGCGAGCGCGTGACGCTCCGGTTCGGTGAGGGCGCCCGAGGCTCCAGATGTCCAGCGACCGCCCGTCTCTGTTCCCGCGGGGTCGCGCGGTTGGTTACGGTTGAAGGACTTCTCACCGGCGGCCGGACTATCGTCCTCGTCGGCTTCGTCGGCGTCGTCGCTCTCCTCGTCCGACGCAGGCTCCGCGCCGCCCTGCGGCATCTCGCCCGCGGCTTCGAGTGGGATCAGCGCCGACGAGACGAGGATTTGACCGCCCGGCGCTGTGCTCGGCTTGTATTTGCCGTAGCCGAGCCGCTCGCGCTTCTCGTCGATCGTCAGAATCGTCGACTTTTCGATCCGATCCCACTCGGCCGAGCGCTCGTCGGCGAACACCTCGAGGTCGTCGGCGTCCGGCTCGATCCGGATGTCCTTGCCGAAGGCCGGGCCGATCCACCACGACATCGCCCGGCACCACTGCGAGAGCAGGGGCAGGATCGTCTCGCGATACCAGGCCTTGTTCGCCTCGGTGTAGTTGGCGAAGGTGTTATCGCCGGGGATGCCGAGGATCAGCGGCGGGACGCCGAACGCCAGCGCGATCAGGCGCGCCGCGCTGTTGAGGCCTTCGGCGAAATTCATATCCTTGGGGCTGAACCCCATCTCTTTCCAGTCGAGACCACCATCGAGCAGGAGCGGCTTGCCGGCATTCTGCGCGCCGGAGAACGATTCCTCGAGCTCGGCCTTCAGGCGCGCCCACTGCTCGTCCGTCAGGTGATCGGAGCCTTCCTTCGGATCATAGACGAGCGCGCCAGAGGGCTGCGCGCCGTTGCGCAGGAGCGCCACATTCCAGCGCAGCGCCCCGGTGTGCGCGTCGATCGAGAATGCGGCTGGGTCGATCGAAGGAAGCCCGCGCCAGTCATCGGTCGGGTTGTAGTCGCGGACATGCAGGACCGGGACGATTCCTTTCGAGAGATCGACGGAGACTGTGCGCTCCTTGTCGCCGACCTTGAAGGTGTAGGCGGCGGCGAATCCGTCGGCGCCGGGCTTCACGCCCGTCTTTGCCGGCGACCAGCGATAGAGTTCCTTCGGCCGTTTGCCCATATCGACCCGCTCGGCGAAGAACTCCCCTGCGAGCATGAGGTCCGAGAGCGTCGCCTGCACGAAGGCGGGGCCGTCCTGCGCGGGATTCGGCCGGTTGAGCAGCGCGCGCAGCTCGGGGATGTCGACCTCTTTGTCGCCCTGCATAATGGCGAGCGGCACGGCCGCGCCGGCGCGCGTCGTCTTCCAGATGCAGGCGTTGACGATCGGGTTTTGCTGATAGCCTTCCTTGGCGCTCTGCTCGAACGATCGTCGCGGCCACTGAGGCAGATTGAGAACGCGAGCCGAGATCAGCGCGCCGACGGCCGAGGCTTTGGCCTCGTGGGGCGGCGCAGCGGCCGATGCGGAATGCAGCGCCGGCTCGATTTTCTCCGCCAGCGGCGGCGCCGATCGCGATTTGAAAGGCCACATCAGCGAGCGATTGAGCCGAGACGATGCGAGCGCGGCGGGGCCGGGCGCTCAAACGAGAAGTCGCCGCCGGCGAGCCAATGTCGCGTGCCAGGGTGAACGTTGTGGCCGCCCTTGCGCATGGTATCGAGCCCTGGTACGCGGCGCGCCCCGGTGATGCTGTTTTCCTCATATCGCCATGGCCCGTAACGCATGACGGTTCGCCACGCGAAGAGAGAGCGGAGCCATCGCAACATCAAAGCCTCCGAATCCGCGGCTCGCTCGCCGAGCGCCGAGCGTCTTCGAGCCCATAACGCATCGCGTCGATGACGTGGTTCTGCTTATCTTCGAGCAATGGGAGAACCTCGTCGGTCTTTTTGTCGATCTTGTAGCTGTAGAGCGTCAGCTCATCGATCGTATGCTTGCACGCCGGATGCACGACGATCTCATGCGATTTCAGAAACTCGATTCCATCCTCGACGCTCCCGGCGCCCTTCAGCGCAGAGACGACGGTGAAGCCGTGGCGGTTCATGTAGCTGATCGTCTCCGGGCGCGCGCTGTCGCCGCGGATGCGCCATTTGCGCGAGCCGGGGACCTTACCGAAAAGTGCCGGCGTGTCGTCGATCTCGCACCCGACCTTATAGGCCTCGGCGTGGACGAACAGCGTGCGGCCTTCGAGGCGCAGCTTCACGAGAACCGTCGGGTCGACCGAAAACCCCCAGTCCGCGCCGAAATAGAAGCGCGAATCCGGGTCGCAGACGAACTCCTCGGGCGCGCCGATGCGCCAGTTCCTAAAGACGCGCGCCTCGCTGTTGCGCTCGTATCCACCAAGCCAGATATGAGCGTATTTGTCCGGGTCGCGCGCCTTATCCCAATCTTTTTCGTCGCGCAGCTCTTTCGGAAACCATGGATTGTCCGACCAGTTCGCCGCGACGACGATCGCCGGAATCTTGTTCGCGCCGCGCAACATCGCGTCCACAGGGTCGGTTGCGCGCCGAGGGTTCCACGAGAACCACAACTCCGACTGCGGCTTTCGGATCGTGGGGCGGAGCATATCGAGACTGCGCTGCGAGGCTGTCTGCGCCTCTTCCCACCACGCCCCGTCATAACCTTCGAGCGATTTGATCGTCTCGGCGGTGTGGTTCTGCATGCCTTGAAAAATGATAATCCCGTCGCCTGGCGTCTCGACCTTATCGTCGAGGACTCGGAATAGGCTCCCAACGCCGAGCGCTTCAATCTTGTCCTCGATCAACCGCTTGACCGATTGCTCGAGCGATTTTTGGATTTCGCGCACACAGACCCAGCGTGTGCCTGGACGCAAAATGCAGCGCTCAACCAGTGCCTCGGCGAAGAAATGGCTCTTTCCGCTGCCGCGCCCGCCGTGCGCGCCTTTGTAGCGGCTCGGCGCAAGAAGCGGGGCGAAGACCCTAGGAGTCGCTATCCTCATCGTCGTCGGCCTTCGGGTCGACGATGACGCGCTCGACGCGCTGGATTTGGATCGGGCCGCCATCGGCTCCTGAGTGCTCGACCGCCGCGAGCCGCGGGTGGATGTAGGGGGCCGCCGCCTTTGCCGCGTCCAGCGCCATCACGTCGTCTTCGGCATCGCGCGCCTTGCGCATCACCTCGAGCATAACCTCGAGCGGCATCATCTCCCCGCTGGCGGCGACCTTCTCGGCGACCTCGCGCGTGCGCTTCTGGAGATCGCCCTTCTTGCGCCCGGCGCCGGGGCGCGCGCCACCGCGGGACATGCTTTGATTTCCTGTTTGATTGTTTGATTTTATTCAGAGGAATTCAAACGCCGAGAGCGCTCGAAACGACAACGCCCGGCCGCTGTCTCCAGCTCCGGGCGCGAATCTCTCACGTAGCGATTCATGCCTCTCCTGCCCCCCACCTGTCAAGATCGTGTGCGAGCGCCAACAGCGCCTCTCGAAATTCGGCGGCGATCTTGCCCGGCCCGCGCTTGGCTCCGAGGCGCTCCGTCGCAGCGATTTGCGCGAAGCTCTGCCTGTCGCCGAGGATCGCCCGGAGGAGCACCACCCCGCGCTGTCCGCAGGCTGAGCGCGCCGCATATTCAGCCTCGACCACGCCGCCCGCGCGGTCGATCGCTTTGGCGACCACTGCCTCATGATCTCCCGAGCCCCCGCCGCGCTCGAGTGATGCTGCTCCCGCTCCGATCGTCGCCGCCTCGAGAATGCGTTCGAATACGCGACCGGCTTGGAATTGCGCGTTTCCGATGCGACCCTGTTTGAGTTCGCGCAGCAGAACGTCTCGGGCAACATTCAGCGCGACCTTTTGGCGCTTCAGTTTTTCGCCCTCGACCGGGTTCGGGTCCGGCAACGCGCCGATGGCGATTTCAACCCGCCCACGCATTCGCCGCGGAGCGCGCGGGAGTTCAGGGCCCGGATGTGTGGCGGACTGCACGTCATCGAAAATTCCATTGCGTCTCGCCGCCATCATGCCGCCCTCCGAACCATTTCCGCCCAATTTTCGCGCGCCGGCCGACGCCGAAACACCCACACGATCCGCTCGAATTTCCCGCCGTCGCGCCGAATTTTCAGCCGCAGGGCGCGCCGTGAGAACAGCCGGTCGGGGTAGGGATCGACAGTCCACGTCATGCCGCGTCCTCCGCGTCGGCGTCGTCCCGGATCGGCGGCCGGCACGGCAGGTTCGGCCTCTCGCGGCGCGTGATCGCGATCCCGAGTTCCGCGGCGATATCGCCCAATCGGCGCGACTGCGGCGGGATAGGGCCCCAGGCGTCGGCCCAAAACCCGGTTTCCTCCCACCGCATCAGGTTGGCGCGAGCCGCCGTTTCCGACCACTCGATGTCTTGCCAGCCGATGTGGAACGCGCGCTCCGGTGGCCCTGCGCTTGCCGAGGACGCCGATCGCGGCAGCGCGTCGACCAGCGATTCCGCGACGATCCGCGCCCAGATTTTCCAGGTCCGAATCGGCTTTTCGCGGGGCCTCCGGGCCTCTGACGCGAGGCACAGCGACACGCGTTCTTGCCCGAATTTCCTGACGATTTCGACCATCGGTCCGATGACGAGATCGTGCGGTTGCGCCTCGCCGAGCGCAGCGCGACAGGCAGTTTCGACGGCGTCGAGTTCGGATTTCGTCAGCCTCGCCCCGGGGGCGGGCGGCCGTTCAGCTGCTGGACGATCCGATTCCGCAGGCGCGCAGGGGAAGGGACGCTGGGCTGGGGGATTATCAGTCTGTCCCTGTCCCTTATACTGTCCCTGTCCCTTGGGATCGTTACGGGACTCCTTGCCGCATTCCTTCAAGGATGCTTCCTGCATTCCCTTTTGCATTCCTTGCGGGATCGCTGAAGCATCCTTCTCATGATCCGTTCCGCGTCCTTTTCGGCGCGCGTGCTCTCCTTCGCCGCCCTGAGGTTCATCTCCAAGATGATCCTTCTTCCCCCATCTGGCTTCGTTCCCGGCCTTCGACCGCGCGCGCTGCTTTTGCTTTGCATCCCACGCCTCTCTCACCTTCTCTGAGACGGTCGGGTGGTAGAGCCGCCCGTCCGAGCACAGCATCCATTTGTGAAGCGCCATCTCCTTTGCCTTCTTCCACGCCCTTACGTCGCGCCCGAGTTCGGCCAGCCGGCAAAGCTCCACATCGTCTTGCGGGAGGCTTCCGGCCGGCGTCTGATGAAAGCTCTTCAGCCAGAGCGTAACGCCGGCGCGCCACTCCGCGTCATTGGCGCGCGCATGGAAGCCGGACCCGAACAGCCGGACGATGTCGATCGGCATGAATGCGAAGTCGCGGAGGTCCGCGTCTGCTGGAACGAGCGGCTCGGGAAGATCGCTCACCATTGCTTCCGCTCTCCATTGTCGAGGAACGACCGCGCGACATCGCAATAGAGGTCGACCGTCACCGTCGGCCCCAGCCGGTTCTTCATGAGGATCACCTCGAGCTTGTTCGCCCGGGCCGCAGCGCGCTCGCAGGCTTCCGGGTCGCCGCCGAGCACCTTCGGGTCGCGCTGGTCATAGTAGGAGGGCCGATGCAGGCCGATCACGACGTCGGCGTCCTGCTCGATCGAGCCCGAGTCGCGCAGGTCGAACAGTTGCGGCCGCTTGTCGTCGCGCTTCTGATTTTCGCGGCTGAGCTGGGAGAGCAGCACGACGGCGACCTCGAGCCGCTTGGCCAACGCCTTGGCGCCCTTCGTCACCTCGCCGATCTCGTCGACCTTCCGCCCGCGATAGCGGTCGCCGAAGCCCATGATCTGCAGATAGTCGATGAAGAGGACATCGAGCGTCTTGCCGGCGCGCTCGAGGCGCTGCTTCGTGCGCTTGGCGCGGGATTCGATCTGCTCGATTGTGAGGCCTGGCGTCGCGTCGATCGTCAGGGCGAATTCGTGGAAGCGCTCCTCGACCTTTCGAAGGCGATGGATCGCCTGCTCGTCGAGCGCGCCGGCGAGAATGTCGCTGTAGGCGAGCGGCGCCGGGCCTGCGGCCATGGCGTTGGCCGCCATGCGGGCGGCGAGCTCGCGGCGATCGATCTCGAGGGAATAGACATCGACGCCGAACTGGGGGCGGTCCTCCCGCAGCCGGGCGACGCGCCGAGCGCTCGCGACGAGAAACACTGTTTTTCCAGATCCGGGATTTCCCGCGACGACATAGAGGCGGCCGGGCCGATATCCGCCGCCGACAACCCGGTCCAGGTCAACGAAGCCGGTCGAGGGGATAATCCGCGCGGCGCCGGCCGCCCTGTCCTCTGCGTCTCGGATGACGTCCGCGAGGCCGGCGCCGAGGGTGCAGCGCTCTGTCTCCGCGCCGATCTGCCCGGCGTTGCGCAAGGCGATCAGCTGCGCGTCCAACTCGTCGAGCGTCGCCTGCAGGCGGCCGATACCCGGAGCCCGCGCAGAGTCCGCAGCTGCGCCGGCGAGCGCGATCAGCTCGCGCCGCGCCCAGGCGTCGACGATCATCTCGGCATAGTCGCGCGCGTTGATGATCGTCGTGGCCTCGGACGCGAGGCGCGCGAGATAGGCGCGGACCGGCGGGGCGCCTTCCGGCAGTTGGAGGTCGGCCAGCTGCGCCCCGACGGTGATGAGCGAGACCTTTCGCCCGGCGCCCGCCAGCTCGACCATGCTCGAGTAGATGCGCGCGTGAAGCTCTTCGCCGAAGTGACGGGCTTCGAGGAAGCCGACATTGGCGAGCGCATGCTCGTTGAGGAGCAGGGCGCCGAGGAGGGCTTGCTCGGCTTCGATGCATATCGGCAGAGCGGAGTCCTGGGCTGGCGCGTGGGCGTTCACAGGTCGAGCCCTCCCTGCGCCGCCGCGCGTGAAACCGCCGGATTGAGCCACAGCGCCTCGACGCGCGGACGCGCGCCGTCGGCGAAGGCTGCGCGCTCGACGCGGTGCCAATCGGCCAGCGCCTCGTCATAGAGCGAGCTGCGATAGCCTGAGAGCGCGACCATGCCTTCGAGTCCGCGCGCCGCTTCGAGCAACGCAGCGTGATCCACGCGGCTCATCTCGTGTTCATAATCGGTGCCGCGGTCTCGCGACTCCGGCAGATATGGCGGGTCGAGATAATGCAGCGTGTCCGGCCCGTCGTGTTGCGCCATCACCTTGAGCGCCGGCCGGTTCTCGACGACAACGCCGCGCAGCCGCTCGACGATTGCCGGCAGTGCGTCTGGATAAGCGCGCCAGTCGTGCGCCGGCGTCGTGCCGGACCTATTCGAATTGGCTCGAAAGCCCGTCTTTCGCCCATGGGCGTTGCTTCCGAAGCCCTGAAAGCAGAGGATGAGCATTTGCCGTGCCCGCTCGACCTCGTCGCCCTGGGGCGCGTGCGCCTCCACGAATTCCGCACGCGCGAAAGGCGTCAGCTCGAGCGCGCGGAGAAGCCGCGTCGCCTTTTCCTCGTCGCGCAGCACGCGGAACAGATTCACTACGCGCCCATCGAGATCATTGTAGACCTCGGCGTAGGACCTCGACTTGCGCAGTAGCACCGATCCGCCGCCGCCATAAGGCTCGACATAGATGCGATGCGGCGGGAATTGCGCGATGATCCAAGGCGCGAGCCGCCACTTCCCGCCATGCCAGCGCACAACTGGACGTATGACCGACGGGGAAGGATGCGCGTGGGCGTTCATCCCTTCGCCCTCCGCATCGTCAGCATGACTGTGTTGACCATCGTGCCGGACTCCTTGAAGGAGCCCGCCGGCAAGTCGACGAATCGACCGCCGTGCGCCTCGACCAGCTCCCGGAAGGCCACAGCGCGCTTAGTCGTCGAAAACTCGGCGCCAGCCGACATGATCGCGACGAGCGCGCCACCGGGCTTCACGAATTTCCATGCGTGCGTGACGTGGTCGATGTCGCGCTGCCCATCGAAGGGCGGATTCATGAGCACGACGTCGAAGAGGCCGCCCGGGGAGACGGCGAAATCGAAGAAATCGCAGTTGTGGACGATGCCCCTCCGTCCACGCGCCAGTTCTCGAGCGCGGCCGGCATGTTGCTCTATGGCTGTTACGTGAGCCCCGAGCGCCGCCGCCGCATAGGCGATCCGTCCGAGCCCCGCCGACGGCTCGAGCACGTGCAGCCCCGAGCAATCTCGCCCCGACCGGAGACCCGCCGCCTCGAGCATGCGGTCGACGAGCGGCGCCGGCGTCTCGAAAAAGGCGCCGTCGTTGTTCGCTGGAGTCCGGTTCGGTTCGTGTGTCTCACGCTGGCGCGCGTCGCCGAGCGCGGCGCCGTAATATTCGGAGAGCAGACGATTCACCTCTTCGACGAGGTCGTCTCTCAGGAAATAGAGGTGCGCGTTCCCGTTCTTGAAGACGCGAATCCTGAAATACTCGTCTTCGAAGACGGCGGGCTTCGGAACGTTGCGGGTCGCATCACTTGCTCGACGAATGAACGAGTCGGCCCATTCTGGATTGCGCTTCCCGTCCAATACGCAGAACGTCCTCTCGACATCGCGGAGCGTCTCGCTATGGTGCCCGCAGGTCAGAGACGACCATTCCGGAGATGCGCCCGTGAGCACGATCCGCAATCCCACCTTGAAGCCGTCATGCGAGCGGAACCGCCGGTCAAGCGCCGAAAACACGTTCGCGATTCCGCGCTTGAAGATGTCGTCGGCTTGTCCGAGGAAGGTCTGGATTGTCGCGAAGCAGTTCTCGGGCGTCGCCTCTGGCGGATCGGCGTCGAGCTGCTTGCGAAACTCGTCATGGGCCTGCCGGTCCATGAGCCGCTCGAGTTGCGTCATTTTGGCGAGATGCGTCCAGACGGAGCGATCAACGGCTTTCCGCATGAGGACGGCCCATTCGTCGCGTCCGGCCCGGATATCGAACAGGGCGTGGCCGCGATAGCCCGTCTCTGGGATCTGAAAGAGCCCAGTCGGCGAGGCGCGATCGACCGCCTTGCCGGCCTCAACCAAGAGGTCGAACGCCTGCATATAAAGCTCGAGCGCGCGGGCGCGGTGGCCGCAAAGTTCCTCGATCGATTCCTTGCGGACGAGGGCGGACGACGTCATGTCGATCGCTCCCGACGCTTGCGGGCTTCCGCCGGCTTTCGCAGCCATTCGATTTGCGGAGCGCCCCGATATCCCTTCAGCCAGACGAAGGCGCCGAAGTCGACCTTGCCGCCATCTTGCTTCACACCGGCGGCAATGGCGCTCCCGGGCGGCATCGAGGGCCGAGGGCAGATCGGCATGAGCTTGTAGAGCGGCGACTTTTCGAGTCGCGCCGCACGGCGATCTCCGGCGATCCAGCGCAGCGGCAGGATCAGCGCGACCATCATCGTCGCTCGCGACAGGGCGAGCTCTAGGAATTCTTCCGCGCGCTCGTACGGTGGATTCGACGCGACGACCTGCGGCTCTTTCCAGCCGGGCGCCGTGCTCGGGCGCCACTCGTCGCCGCTCGCGAACCAATCGGCCTGGACGAGCGAAGGACGAAGGCATATGAAGCCGCGATCGTTGCGCTCAGTCTCGAAATTAACGGACTCCTTGTCGTTCCAGCGCGGTACGATGTCAGATCCGAGCGTGTGCAGCCCGGCCATTTGGGCGCCGCGGAGAATTCGGCCCCATCCGCACGATGGATCGAGGACGACGGTTCCGACTGGCAGATCAAGCGCCGCGAACAGCGCGTGTCCGATCCATTCAGGTTCGACGTAATGGTCGAATTTGTCACGCTTCCAGACGTGACTTTTTTGGGCGCGAGCGGCAGCCTCCGTCATGACCGCACTGCCTTCCGGGGCGCCTGGGCATCGCGCAGCCCCGTCAACGTATCGAAAATCGCCTGCTGGACAACGAGACGTTGGGCGCGAAGCTCTATCGCTTCTGGCGAACGCTTAAAGCACCTTCCCCGAGCGCGTTCGAGCCAATCCTCCCCGCCCATAATGACGCGCTGGATTTCTTCGATCTGGGCCGAGAGGGAAGGGGCGTCGCTCATGCCGCCCTCGCCGCTTTGCCGTGCGCCTTCCTCCATTCGTCGGCAGCGCGCTTGGCCTCCGCCGGCGTCGTATAGGCGATCTGCGCGTGATAGGCGCAATAGGGGCTGCCGCCACCCGGCGACTTCGCGCCGCAGAAACCGAAGCCAGCCTCACGGGGGTGGCCGATCGGCCAGCGGCACATGGAGTCATGCAATTCCAGCAGCGTGACGCGTCCAGACTCGGGAATCGCGATTGCGTAATCGGACGCAGCGTCGGGCGCAGATGCGATCGGCGCGACCGCTTTCTCCGGCGGCACTAGCGGCGCGGCAGGATTCAACATCGCGAGTTTTGGCAGCTTTGAAGGGGCGGGGGGTCTCACCGCCGGGTAGCGGTTGCGTTCGACGGCCACCGCCGCAGCCCGATGCGCGAGGCCAAGGCGGTGAATCTTGCCGATTACAGCATTCTTGGTGATGCCGCCGCCGAGTTCCTTTGCGACCTGACTAGCGCTCAGGCCGTCGTTCCAAAGCTTGCACAGGCGCTCTATGCGCTTATCAGTCCAGCCCGACATTTGCGACCTCTCCGAACATGACGAGCTCGCGCGGCCGCGCGCGGGCATAGGTGGCGGCGGCGTAATCGAAGAGGGCGGCGGCCGACGCCTTGTCCCAATCATCCGAGCCATGCGGCAGATAACCGAGCATGATCGCGCGCCGCACGACCATGCGGTTCGTCTCCTCGCGGTCCTTGCGCTGTTGCGCGGCCGTGCGTGGTTGCCCGCGGCGAGGCGCCGCGCTCGACGCTCCGCAGAAGTGCTTGCGTGCCGTCTGCGCCGCGACGACCTCGACGCGAAGGCCGAATGTCCCCGCGAGCGCATGCAGCGCCCCATGGCAATAGAGCTGCGATATCGTCGCGTCGGCGCTCTTGCTCGCGGCCGGGTTCATCGCCGACTCGATGATGATGAGATCGGGCCGTGGCGGAAGCTGCCAGCGGTCTCGCAGGAAGCATCCGAGGTTGCGCGCCTGGACATCGGGACCGTCCGCCGCCCCA